CGCACATATTATGGCAACAAAATTAAAGATCTTACTAGTGCTTCTAATACTGAGCTCGAACAGTTTTTCACAAATCGATACCAATAGAATCTGTTTCTCGTATAATAAAGCAAAATCAATCGCTCTTGATCTAGTTAAAGGCGATTCTGCTATTGCTGAACTTAAATTAGCCAATAAATTAATTTGGCAACTAAACGAAAAAAGCGATGCCCAAGATAGCTTAGTTACTCTATATATAGCTAAAGAAGAAAATTATGTTGGACAAATAGCAAATTACGATCAAATCCTACTTAAACAAGACGAAATTATCACAGGCCTTGAGGGTGATGTTAAAACACTAACTCGCAAAAACGATATCCTTAAAAAAGGACTTAAATGGTTAGGTGGAGGATTCGTGGCTTCCCTACTATCTGTTGTTACATTGGTGACAATTAAATAATGGAAGAAAAAAATATAAAACAAGTAATCCGAGAGGAATATGTAAAGTGTGCCCAATCACCGGCTTACTTTATGAAAAGATATTGTTACATCCAGCATCCAAAACGCGGACGTATACAATTTAACCTATATCCATTCCAGGAAAAAGTACTTACATTATTTCAAGAAAATCCTTACTCAATAGTACTTAAATCTAGACAGTTAGGTATCTCAACATTAGCAGCAGGTTATTCACTTTGGTTAATGTTGTTCCATGAAGATAAAAACGTGCTATGTATTGCAACTAAACAGGAAACCGCTAAAAACATGGTTACCAAAGTTAAGTTTATGTACGATAGCTTACCTTCATGGTTAAAAGAAAAAGATAAACCACAAGAATTTAACAAATTAACTCTTCGATTAAATAACGGATCCCAAATTAAAGCCACTTCAGCATCAAGTGATGCAGGTCGTTCAGAAGCCGTTACTTTGCTAATAATCGATGAGGCCGCCTTCATTCATAACATTGGTGAGATTTGGGCATCGGCTCAACAAACCTTAGCTACTGGTGGAGGTTGTATAGCATTATCTACCCCTTATGGTACAGGTAACTGGTTCCATCAAACATGGGTTAATGCGGAAATGGGTGACAATAGTTTCTTACCTATTAGATTACCATGGGAAGTTCATCCTGAACGAGACCAAACATGGAGAGACCAACAAGATAAAGATTTAGGTTCTCGAATGGCAGCACAAGAATGTGACTGTGACTTTACAACTTCTGGTGATACAGTATTTACACCAGAAGATATTGTGTTTTACGAACAATTTCAAATACAAGATCCTCTAGAAAAACGTGGTATAGACCAAAACTTATGGATTTGGGAACCAGCGGATTATTCAAGGAACTATCTGATCGTAGCTGACGTAGCTCGTGGCGATGGTAAGGATAATTCGGCGTTTCACATCATAGATGTTGAATCATTCACTCAGGTAGGTGAATATAAGGGACAAATCAGTACTAAGGATTATGGACATCTATTAGTTAGCATTGCAACGGAATACAATAATGCACTACTAGCAGTCGAAAATCAAAGTGTAGGTTGGTCTACTGTACAAACCATTTTGGATAGAGGTTATCAAAACTTTTACTACTCCCCTAAAGGTGGAGTTAACAATACAGATTCTTTCTTTGATCCATATATGGATGTAAGTAAGATGACACCCGGATTTACAATGTCCTCAACTACACGTCCTATAGCAATTGGGAAATTCCAAGAAGCTGTTATGGATAAAGGAGTGGTTTTCCGTTCCAATCGATTATTGGAGGAAATGAAAGTATTTATATGGAGAAACGGTAGAGCAGAAGCCCAATCAGGTTACAATGATGACTTGATGATGGCATTTGCTATTGGTTGTTACTTACGTGATACCGCTTTCAAATTAAGACAAAGTAATATGGATATGACTAAAAGCATGCTTAATGGAATTACTGGTAATTCTTCAAAATATTCCGGGGGCTATTCAAATGGTTCTTCGTATGTTGATAAGTATAATAATAACCCATTTCAAATAGATAACCCTTACTCAGACAGCAAAGAAGATATTTCTTGGCTTTTATAAACTAAAACATGGCAAACACAGGACTATTCAGTAGACTACAACGATTATTTTCAACAGATGTAATCATCCGAAACGAAGGAGGATCAAAGTTGAAAGTAATGGATGTTAATAAAATCCAAGTTTCGGGTGAATACGAAACAAATGCACTAATCGATAGGTTCAATAGAATCTACACTAACTCACACACCTCAATTTATGGTTACCAAAGCAGCTTTAATTACCAAACTTTACGCCCCACACTTTATTCAGAATATGATGCAATGGATACAGATGCTATCGTTGCTTCTGCCCTAGACATTATTGCTGATGAAAGTACATTACGTAATGATATGGGGGAAGTACTTCAAATCCGTAGCTCGGATGAAGATGTACAACAAATCCTATATAATTTATTCTATGATGTATTAAACATTGAATTTAACCTATGGCCTTGGATTCGTAATATGTTGAAATATGGTGATTTTTTCTTAAAATTAGAAATTGCTGAAAAATTCGGTGTATATGGAGTAATTCCTTACAACGCATTCCATATCGAAAGACAAGACGGATATGATAGAGACCATCCAGCTTCTGTAAGATTTAGATTTGATCCAGATGGTATTTCTTCACCTTCAGATTATGGTTACTACAATGTACCAAACTCAGGTGGACAAGCTAGTTCAATTTATTTTGATAACTACGAAATGTCGCATTTCCGTTTGTTAACAGATACTAACTTCTTACCTTACGGTAGATCTTATTTGGAACCAGGACGTAAATTGTTTAAACAATATACGATGATGGAAGATGCAATGTTAATTCACAGAATTGTTCGTGCGCCTGAAAAACGTATATTTTACATTAATGTTGGTAATATTGCTCCTGCTGAAGTAGAAAATTTCATGCAGAAAACAATTTCCAAAATGAAACGTACTCCATACATTGATCAACAAACAGGTGATTATAACTTGAAGTACAACATGCAAAACTTACTTGAGGATTTCTATATCCCGGTTCGTGGAAATGATCAAGCAACCAAAATTGATAATTTAGGTGGTTTACAGTATGATGGAATCCAGGATGTTGAATACTTAAGAGATAAATTATTTGCTGCCCTTAAAGTGCCTAAAGCATTTATGGGTTATGAAAAAGATTTGACAGGTAAAGCTACATTAGCTGCTGAAGACATCAGATTCGCACGCACAATTGAACGTATCCAACGAATTGTAGTATCTGAGTTGACTAAAATAGCATTGGTTCATTTATACGCTCAAGGCTATACTGACGAATCATTGACAAACTTCGAATTATCGTTAACTACTCCTTCTATCATCTACGATCAAGAAAGAATAGCATTGATGAAAGAAAAAGTAGATTTAGCTGCTCAAATGATGGAAAATAAGTTGTTACCAACTGATTACATCTACGAGAATATCTTCCACTTGAGTGAAGATCAATACGATGAATATAGAAACTTAATTGCTGAGGATGCTAAACGTAGATTCCGATTGGCTCAAATTGAAAACGAAGGTAATGACCCATTAGAAACAGGTAAGTCATATGGTACACCACACGATTTGGCTGCTCTATATGGTAGAGGTAGATATGACGCAGGTGAAGTACCTGTTGGATATGATGAAACTGCTGATTTAGGTCGTCCTGAAGAAAAAGTATCTAATAGAAATACTCAAGATAATGCTTTTGGTAAAGATAGAATTGGTGCTTCTGGAATAAAAAAAGATGGAGACGAATCAGATTCTACAAAAGTAACATATAAAGGTGGCTCACCACTGGCGCTAGAAACCAAAACCAAACGAAACCCTAACTCTAAAATGTTTAATGATATTAAAAATCAGAAAAAACAAATGATTTTTGAGTCAGATATTAAGGGGAATTCACTCTTAGATGAGTCACAGATACGAGAGTAAGAAAATTTCATATATTTATAAATAAACAAATATAATAGAATGCAAGTCAAACATTCAAAGTATAAGAATACTGGTATCCTTTTCGAACTATTAGTTCGTCAAATCACCACTGATACACTAGATGGTAAGGATTCACCAGCTAAAGATATACTGAAAAAATATTTCGTTAAAACGGAATTGGGTCGTGAGTACAAGTTATATGAAACGTTATTGAAAAAAACATCTTTGACTGAAACTAAAGCAAACATTGTTGTTAGTACATTAACTGAATCCTCACTTACCTTAAATAGAGGAACTATCAAACGTCAGAAATATAATCTGATTAGCGAAATTCAAAAACATTATGATTTAAACGAGTTTTTTAACCACAAACTCCCAAATTATAAAGTATTTGCTGCGTTTTATACGTTGTTAGAAATTTCAAATGTTCCACAAAATGCTGATATTGATCAAACGATCAATAATAAAGTGACTATTTTAGAACACTTAACAGCAGCTCAAATCACGGAAAATAAATTACGTGATGAGGTAATGGATGAATTTAATAACGTTGATAAAGATGTACGTTTAATTGCATATAAAATGCTTTTGGAAAGTTTTAATTCCAAATACGATACATTGCACGGTAAACAAAAAGAAATCCTTAAAGAATATATCACTTCAATTGATAATACATCTCGTTTAAAAGAATTCTATACTAGCAAAATCAATGAAATTAAAGAAACATTAACTTCATTAAACGCTAACACTAAAAACGAAGTTACTAAAATCAAAATAGACGAAATTATTAATATCATTCAACTACCAGCTAAAAATGCTAAGATAAATGATGATAATCTAGTTGACTTGTTACAATACTATGATTTAATTAATGAATTAGAAACTGTAAATGTCTAAACTTAAAGAAATAATTCGTAAAAAATTAGCAGAAATGAACGCTACCCAAGTAGGAGGTGCTTCTTTTACTGCGGGTCAAGGTGAAGGTTACGCTATGCCAGCTGCTTCTCCTAAAAAAACAAATACTAAAGGAACTAAAAATATCTACTACTATAAATTAGGATTTAAACCAGTTCCCGATAAAATCAAAGGATCTGGATTGCAGGTTAAACAACTTTGGGAAGAAGATACATTAAATGAAGTAAACGAATTCCAACAAAAACGTTTAAACGCATTAGAAGAAATTGAAAAACTAATGAACGAAATTAGTCCATTAATTTCAAACGCTAAAAATGAAACAATTGAACTATATAGCGGAAACGCAGGTTCGTACGATATAACAAAACCAATTGAAATGGTAAAGAGTTATCTCCAAGACATAAAACAACTATTATCAGAAAAATAATGAAAAAGACACTACAAGATCAGTATTTGTTAATTAAAGAAGGTAAAGGACATAAAGGTGTTTTCTTATCAGAAGCAAAACGTCAATTCCCAGATATCGTTCGTAACGCAGCTACATTTAATGAAGCAGCAGCTTCTCTTATTACCAAAAATATCATTTCAGAAAATGTAATTGGTTTAGGAGCTATTAATTCTCCATTTGAAGTTAAGAAAAAACAATCATTTGAAACTGCGTTTGAATCATTTTTAGCTGAAGCTAAGAAAAAAGAAAACAAAGAAGAGAAAGTAAAAGCAGAAGAGAAAAAAGTGTCTAAACCTGTTGAAGAAGATTACGCACGTAACTTTGATCGTAAAGACGATAAAAATATAGACAACTTGATTTTTGATCAAGTAATGACTGGGTATTACGCTGAAATGAAAGATCCTAAAAATGCAGATAAAACAATGCAAGAATTGAAGGATATCGTAATGAAAAACTTACAAAAAGATCCTATTTTCTATACAAAGGATGGTCAATTTGGAGTTAAAGGTTTAGGATACACAACTGAAGCACCTGGATTAGGTACTCCAAAAGAAGCTAAAGGAAAATACAAATCAAGCGGATACGGTGATTTAAAAGAAGGTGTAGAGAAATTTATGTCGGATATTAAAGATCTAGCAACTAAAAAAACAACTAACTTTACCCAAGCACAAAAAATAGCTAAAATAGCTCAAAAACGCGAAGAAGACCTTGAAGACAGAAAATTAAGAGATAAACCACTTAATGAAAAAGCATATTTAGGAGCATATGGAAATTACCCACACCAATCAACACCACTAGATATTGAAGATTATTTAGAACAGGTAAAAGGTATGTCTGCATCTGAAGCTATAGAATATTTAGGTAAACAAGGTTTATCTAGTTCACAAGCCTTAAAAGTAATCTCTCAAATGGATACAGATGTTAGAGATATGTTTGATGATACAGATATTAAAATGTATAGTGCTGATGATTTATATGAACAAAAAATACGTAAAGCAATTCGTGAAATGATTGCTGAAGAATTAAATTCTGGCGAATTTGAAGATACTCTTTTTAAACTTGAACAACCACATTTAGGTGATAAAGCAGCTTTAACTACAATCCAAAAAATATACTCTCGCCACAGTCAAGGACTTAATTCAGCGGCTCAGAACATAGAAGAAAACGAAGTTGAAGAAGCATATCAATTATTTAATATTGAGCCTATTAAATCAGAACCAAAAGACACAGACCCTTCAGACCCAAAAGATCAATATCCATCAATTTCTCCTAAACTAGAAGATTTTTTACGTAGCAAAAAATATTTAAAATCTAGTGGAAATACAATCCTTATTCGCTCTAAACTATTAAATAAATCAAATTTCCATTTACTCCCAATAGATACAGAGTATGATTCTAATTTTTTGAACTTTCTCAATAATTCTTCCAACATTGGAGGATCACCAACTAAACTCCCAGTAGATGGAGTTCTTCAAGATTTTACTCCTCTTAATAATGTTAAGATAAATAGAAATGGAAAACTTTCATTCTTCAAACCAGCTCCTAAAAATCCAATGAAAGATACAATGGAATCTTTACGTGAAGGTGTAGAAAAAGATTTAGCTGCGATCAATAAAGAAGCAGAACATGAAGTTCTACAATCCAAAATGGAAAAAATTCAAACACTTATCGATAAAAAACAATCACAAATTTCTCGATTGGATGAGGATGAAGATATGAAAGATCTTACAGACGATAAAAAAGTTAAAGAAATTTCAAAAGACATTAAAGCTCTAGAAAAAGCAAAAGCTAAACTAGAAAAAATAATGTCAAAATTCAAAGGCAAAAAACCAGAATCTAAAAAAGTCATTGACGAAATGGAAGACGAATTAGCATATGAATATGTTGAAGATGCTGATGAACGTCAAGATGATGGTCAAAAAACACCCTCTATTGTTAACACATATAATAATATGCCTGGAGACGAAAGAGAAGATTTAGAAAATCATTTAGACGCTAGAAAAGCTAATTACTAAAATGAATAAGCAACTATTAATAGAAACCAGACATTTTAGTCCAAAACCACTTTCATTATTGGAAGGGATGAAAACTAACGGAAATGTTTTTGTTGAAGGTATATTGGCTACTGTTGAAGTTAAAAATGGTAATGGTCGCTATTATCCTAGAGAATTATGGGAACGTGAAATCGACAATTTTACACGTAAAATCCAAATGAAATCAACTGAAACATGTGGTGAATTGGACCATCCTGACTCGCAAGTAATCAACCTTAAAAACGCATCTCATGCGGTGCGTGAATTATATTGGAAAGGTGATGAAATATGGGGTAAAGTAGAAATTTTCGCTGACATGGGTGATTTAGGTACTTCATCTGGTCGTATAGCAGGTGCATTAGTTAAAAATGGCTTACTAATCGGAATTTCCTCTCGTGGAATGGGTTCATTAAAAGAAATAGGTGGAGTAATGGAAGTACAAGATGACTTTGAATTATTAACTTGGGACTTAGTTTCCAACCCATCCAACCCAGATTCATGGATGAAAAATGGTGCATTAAACGAATCACGTACTACATTCTTGGATCCATACGCTAAAACAAATTCACTTATTACCGAAATTTTATGTGCTAAAGGCACATGTCCG